AAAATTTGAAATTTTACCAAGTAATCAACCAGCAAACAATACTTATTCTTTTCGTGGTTCTAATCCAATTATAGAAATCACTATTCCAGCACAAGCAAAATATTTACGACCAAGTTCTGTCAGAATTAATGGAACATTAAGACTTAATGATAGTGCTGGTGCTTTAGTGAATAATCACACATTAAAACCAGTTACAGCATCGGCAGTAAAACTTAATAGTCGTGTTGGAATTCATTCGTGCTTTCAAAATGTTGTTCTTTCTTCGGAAGCAACAAATCAGTCACTTGAAGCAGTTAGACAATATGGACGACTGGTTTCAACTCTTTTGTCATCAACTCATTCAGATCAAGATTTTATGGGTGAAAAATCAAATGTTGCTGTTATGAATGGATTAACTAATGCATCAAGTAATCTTATTAACAATGAAGTTCGGTTTAGTATTCCACTATACACTGGTCTTCTTCAAGGCGGTAATCCAATACCACTTTCTATGAATGGAATTAATGGATTAAAAATTAAACTAGAATTGGCATCAGACCAACAAGTATTAAGCGGTGCTAATGCTGGAACTGGTGTTGGTGCTTTTTATCAATTAAAAGATATTAGTGTTTCTGGTGACCTTTTAGTGCCAGATGATAAAGGACAAGCACAATTATCAGTTGCCGGTTCTGATGCTTTCCAATACAATAGCTATTCTTCATTATATTCAGTTTTGAATTCAAATGACAGCACCCAAACTTATAATTTAGCAAATAGTCAAGTATTATCAGTATTTCACACATTTCTTCCAGTTAGTCATTCTAATAATTACGGACAAGATGGATTTACAAATAATGGTTTGTTAAATACAGATACTAATGGTGTCAATTATACTACACCTTGTAATCTTAAGAAAGTTTCATTCAGTCGTGGTGGTGTTAAACTTGGTTTGGATTATGAAGTAGATGTAGAACAAAATAGTATTGAAGGATTACCAGAAGCACAAGTATTACAGCAATATTTAAATGCATTTCAAGAATTTGATAGTCTTTCAAGAATGATTAACAACAAACAACTATTGGGTTATGGTGGTGAAGACAAAGTGCCATACAAAGATGTTCTTTCATTTGCTAGACAAGTTGGTGTTGATGCTGATAATGGTTCAAGGAATTTTGGAATTGGATTGGCAATGGATCGTGTTTCAGATATGGGTATGTCATTTAAAGGTCAATCTTATGCCACACGAATTGTTTCAGATTTAGATGGTAAAAGTCCAAATGCTATTTATTCTTTTATTCTAGCAAAAAACACTTTACAATATTCGCCACAAGGTGTGATGGTAATGAATTAAATATTTAAAAATTTCAACATTCTTTTTTTATCCTTTTTAATAAAATATTTTAATTAATTATTAAAAAAAATGAATAATTAAAATATCTATATACAATATATATAATATGAGTTCGCAATTACCAGATATTCTTAAAGTTCAAACTTTACCAACAATTTCTAATATGGAAATAAAAACTGAAGTATTAGACCCAATAACATCAAGCACAAGTGAAATTGTCTTTCAAATACCAAAGAATGGTATTTTAGATGGTGGTTCTTTTGTCAGTCTAGCAGTCACAACAGCTACTGGTGTTTCTGATGCTTTTTTTCCATTACAGACCGGAATTCACGGATTAATTAAATCAGCATTCCTTATGAGTGGTTCTAAAGTAATTGCTTCTACTGAAGATTACGGACATTATGCCACAATGATTAGGCAGTTTGAAACACCAGAACATCGTGCATATGTAGAACAAGTAAAAAGTGGAAATGCTATGGATCGGTTTTGTGAAGTAGATAATGCCACTGGACGAATTATGCCAAAAGATTTACAATATAACACATTTGCTGGTGATAATACTGCTCGTGCTGTTGTTCCAGCATTTATTAAACCAACTGATAGTGATGATACAACACCAGTATTTAGTGTTCCATTATCCCAACTTATCCCATTTATGAGAAGTCGGCAATTACCACTTTTTTCAATGAAAGAAAATGTATTTTTGAGATTAATCTTAAATACACAAACTACCGCCGATGGTTCAGTTTGTTGTTTTTCAAGTGCTAGTGCTTCAAGCAAAGTAATTACACCAAGTTTCAGTAATATTAAATTCTATTCAGACCATTTGTATTATCCACAAGAGATGATGAATGCCACAGCAAAAGCAGTTTATTCTGATACTGGTTTAAGTTACATCTATGAAGATAGTCTTTTAACTACACATCAACTTCCAGCAGTAGCTAATCCAACTAGTCCAGCAGTTACAGAACAACGAATTGAAAGAGATATTGCTGTTTCTGGCAAAGTTGTTAGAAGTATATTAATTTCAGAAAAAGAAACCGGTAAAGCACATAATCTTTTAGGATTATATCATTCAGAAGCAGATTTGACTGATCGTGAATATAATTTTAGAATTAACGAACAACGATATTATGACCGAGATATTAAAACCCCATCTATGAAATATACCGAACTTTCTAAAGTAATGGCAAAACCACTTCAAGTTCCACAACAATTATATAGTATTGATGCTGATACAAATAAAGCAAATGCTGATAATACATTAAATCAGAATTCATTATATATAGGACAGATTGAAGCATTCCAATTACCAAATGCTACTAATACTGATAGAACTAATGACCTTCGTGGTATGTCACATTATACTGGTGTTGATTTAACCACAACCGGATTTAATGTGCTTGGAAATGGAAAACGAATTGGTGTTAAACCTATAGTTTATCAGTGCAAAGAAAGTAGAACTGCCAACAAACAACAAGCACGAGAAGTCAGATTTTATTCAAATGTTGAAAGAGTAATATCAATTAAGAATGGCGATGTGATGGTGTCAGCATAATGTATAAATTTAATTTTCTTATTTATAATTAATATTTTAAAAATAATCTGTCAGTGAAATGTATAATATTATATACTGATTTATACACTTTGCTGACAAAGTTGAATACAAACCAAATAAGTTATTTTTTTTTTCTATTTTTATTTTATCATTATATATTAATATATATAATGGCAAAATACATTTTATTAGAATGCAACCGATTAAGGGGAAAACAAACATTTAATAATTTATCAGATGAAAGCGATAAATACAAAAATAATTGGACTAATATTGTTTCCACAACTGGAATTGTTGTTAATGCTGGTGATACTATTTCATTAGAACAAATAATATTGAACTCTAAAGGAGCTAGTGATGATGTTATAGAATTTTTAGGTGAAGAAAATGAAGAAGGATTTTTAGACAATAAATGCGATTTAGAATATAGTTTTTATATTAATCATTGCGGACAGAACACTGCTAGAATGCCTTTTATAAATCACAAAGTATATCGTGGTGGTGGCACAATAATAAATCCAAATTATCTACCAAACGGCGGTAGTGAATGGTGGGATTATAATAATGCACCAGCACATATATCATATACACTTGATAATATGAAATCACAATTATCTAGAAGAAGTTTGGGTGAAACATACTTTCCAAAACCAACCGATCCTTCAGACCAATCAAAAAATTGGAATGTTAATGGAACTTATGATATAATCAATGATTATTATATGAATGGTTCAATGATTACAAGAATGAAAACAATTCAAACTGGTGGGGGTGAAAGTGGTGTTGATGATAGTGGTTATGTTGCTGGTCGTTTATATAATGTTAGATATAAAGGCGGTTCTGCTGGATTGGGAACTGGAATGATTATTAGAATAGAAGGAGTGACAACAAGTGGTGAAATTGGTGGTATTGTTACAAGTTGGAGTATGTATAATGTGGGACGAAATTATGATGGTTCAAGTGGAACATCAGCACCTAAATTAGAATTATTTTCAGATACTATTGGAAATAATGTAATTGGAACTTTACATACATTTACTTTACATTGTTTTACTCAAGCAGAAACATATAGTTCTTCTGGATTAAGGGGATTTGATGGTAGTAGATTTTCATTTATAAATAGTGGATATTCTGGATTGGCAAGTGAAATAGAAGGTGAAGCATTAAACACAAATTTAATAGATACAGCAACAATAATTGATACTGCCGATAAACGGAAAAAGAAAATAAATTTAAATATTGATGAAGGGTTTATGACACCAGATAATTTGGGTGCTATATTAACAGACCAATTACACGAACCATCACCAATTAATGGAATAAATGATGAAAATGCTGATTATCTTGATTATAAAACATTAGAATTCTATCATAGAACCCCAAATGGTGGGTTTAGTAATGTATCTAAACCAATTATAGTAGCTACACCAACATATCAACCACAACCTTGTAATATGGTGCAACAAGGAATACCAAATACTAAAGCAACATTAATTGGTGCTAGAAGGGGATTTTATCAACATATTGCTTATAAATATGCTGAAAGATTTATTGGATTAAAGAATGCATTTTGGAATTTTAATTTTCTTGATAGTGATTTTAGTCGTAATGTTGATATTACAACTGGAACAATAGATAGTCAAACACTTGACAGCACTCGTGGGGATTTTGGAAATCTGCGAACTGGTGATTTAGGTGTTCGTGTATGTTTATTAAATCAATTAGAAGAAGATGGAAATAGTGATACTGCCTTTTTAGAAAAATATGGTTTAATTATGACAAATATGCGATGGACGAAGAGTAATATAGAAAGATTAAAAACTGGATTAAAAAAAGCAGAATATTATTTAGGTGACACAACCAAAAAAATTGATGTAAGTTCTGATGATTACAAACAGAGTTTAGCAGTAAATCTTGATTTGGGATTATATGATGATGAAGAAAGTTCTCAATTTCCATTAGCAATTGCTGGTGACCCATTACAAACATTTGTGGGACAAAGAACACAATTTGCTTGGAATAAAATTGGCAGTAGGGTTGCCGTAAATTCTCTTGATGTTCCAGTTGATTTTTGTTGGTATAATAATACACATAGACCTTGTAAATCTTCAACAATTAGAAACTTTCCATCAAGTATTGATAATGACGGACAAGAATTGCCTAGTATATGGGTTAAGAGTAGATGGCAAGATGGTTTTAGTTATTCTAATACAAAAGACCCAACATATCAAGGAAATAAAATTAATTTAAACTTTATGAATTATAATGCCAACCAAGAATTTAACACAAATAGAACAACATATTCAGAAAGAGATTTTTTTATTGGAAGTTGGAAAGATAAAGATGGAAATATACAAAACACTGACACTGCAATTCAAGATGCTATTGATAGTGATTTAGCTATTGTTCCAATATTTCCACAAGACTATTCTATTGGTAAATTTGGAGTAGATACTGGTATTTTAGAAAAAGATTTACAACCGCCATATATATGTTTTGTTAATGCGATGGCAATTGGTAATCAAGATAATCCAACAACTACATTTGATTATAGTAATTTAGGTAATGATAATAATAGATGGACTATTGATTTCTGGAATGTTGATTTCGGTTGTCCTATAGGATTAGATCATTCTTTTACTAGAAATGAAGCAGTTTGTTTAGTATCGCCTATGTTTGGCAATGAAGCACCACAAATACTTGAAAATTATATGAATGTGGCATATATTGGTGCTGTTAATCCAAGTTTTACTTTTAATCCACAATTATCACGATTTGAAATATCTGGATTAAATACACCACAAAATATTGGTAATGGTTTATTGTCTGATATTCCAGAAACGATTGAAGCAAATCCAAATCCAGAACAAACTTGTTTTAAAATATTAAGAACCGGTAATATATGTAACACTTGGGAAAAATATGCTGGTTTAAATATACCAAATAAATCACCCCCAGATGTTGGAGTATTAACACAAGATGATGCCACATTATTATCACAATTTGATGATAGTCAGCAAGATGAAGGAAGTATAATGGATAGTCAAAGTGGAATAGCTATTGAAGGTATTTATTTATATGATAAAAATGGCAATACAACAGAATTACAAAATACTGATATTGGAAAATATAAAGGAACATTATTTGAAAAAATGGGATTTGATCTAAATCAATTATTACCAGATTTCGGTGATGCTAATGCATTTTTTACAAATCAATTCACATTCCAATCAGATAATCCAACATATGGTCGTGGTTTGATAAGTATAACAAAACCAGTAACAACTGGAGCATATATATCTAGTGCTGAAATACAAACAACTTCATTAAATGAATTAAATATGCCAATGTATGATTTAGGAGTTTCAGCAACAAGACAAGCAACACCAGATGCTAATGAAGGTAGTATAACGGCATTTAAACTAGCAGATAAACTTTCATTTCCATATTTTTGTGTGTATTCTTCAATACCAAGTGCCGGAACTGATACTGAATGGGTTGGTGGTGATGACGGACATTCTAATTTGCCTTGTATGGGATATTTAACAAGAGAAAATAATATAGGTGATTTTTATTATAATCCACAACAAACTTTTGAATATACTGCAATTAAAGATTTTACATTAACTGAAGTAGAAACAGACATTAGATTGCCAGATGGAACTAAACCACGATTTGAAGGGCATTCAGCAGTAATATATAAAATAACAAAACCATTAACTTCACTTCCAGCACCATTATTACAACCAAAGGGAAAAGGTAAGAAAAAATAATATCTAACTATAATATAATATGGCAGAAATAGTTGAATTAACGGAAGAAGAAAAACTTGTTGAAATAAAAAAATATAGAAAAAATTATTATCAACAAAATAAGGAGAAAATCGCAGAATATCAAAGACAATATTATTTAAGAAAAAAAGGATTATCGCCATCACACAAATTTAATTGGAAAGGAGAAAAGAAAAAAGGTATGGAAATACATCACGGAAACTTTACAATATCATTTGATTAGTATTAATATATCTAAAATAATCTGTCAGCAAAGTGTGTAAATCATATATACATATTATACATTTCGCTGACAAGGTTTTACAATATACAATATAATGACAACAATAATAATTTATACAATTTAATGACATATATTAATATATCACTAAATTATATATAATGAGTTTAACTAAATCACAATTAGATAAATTGGCAGAACATAAAAAAAAGGGTTCGCACACAACCAAACATATTAATGATATGAAAAAAGCAATGTTAGATGGTCGGACTTTCGCACAAGCACATAAATTAGCTATGCTTCCAAAAGGTTATGTTCCAAAGACTTTAACGAAAGAAGATAAAAAGAAACAAGAAAATAGTATTCTAGCAAAAAAAGAAAGACCTAAATTGGATAGTTTCAAATCAAAGAAGTCTGGTTGGGTTAAAAAGTTTGAAGATAAATATAATAAAAAAATAACTGACAAATCTTGGATTAATAAAAACATAATTAAGTCAAAAGGACAAGATGAAATTATGGCAAAAGGAAAAGGTGCATTTTATACTTCTGGTTCAAAACCCAATCAAACTGCTTTTAGTTGGGCGTATGGAAGATTAGCATCAGTTATAATGAATGGTAAAGCAAGAAAGATTGATGAAAAGATTTGGCAGAAATATAAAATATAAAATATTTAATTTTAAAAAAAATCTTCAGATAATATATATAATGAGTTCAACATACGGAGCATATCAAGATAGTCTTTTGGGACACACAGCAACCAGTGTCACACATCACACCACTAATCACACCAAGTTAGAAGAATTAAAAACTTTACAATCTACCAATAATTCATCAACAAATAGTATTGACAATAAAGTTGTTTTGCCATCAGCATTATCTAGTGCTGGTAATCTTAAAGTTAGTATTGAAGAAGGTTCTAGTGGTGGTGGTGATGCTAGTGCTTCTAATCAAGTTGCTGGTAATTCTACATTAACTAGTATATCAAATAAAGTTGTTTTGCCATCAGCATTATCTACTGGATCTAATCTTAAAGTTAGTATTGAAGAAAATGCTTTTGATGGTGCTGTGACAAATGCTGGTTTAACTGATTTGGCAAGTGCGATTAATTCTAGTATGGTTGATGTTAATGTGGCAAATGGTGGGTTTGATGGGGCGGTTACAAATGCCGGTTTAACTGAATTAGCAAGTGCTATTAATTCCAGTATGCTTGATGTTAATGTGGCAAGTGGTGGGTTTAATGGTGCTGTGACAAATGCTGGTTTAACTGATTTGGCAAGTGCTATTAATTCCAGTAAAGTTGATGTTAATCTATTAGATATAGCAAAAGGTCAAAACACTATGATGAATTCTTTACCAGTAGCTATTGCTTCTAATCAGAGTGCATTAGAGAATAAAGAAACACGAGCATTTTCTTCAGTAACTACATTGGCATCTTCATTAAGTGTTATAGATAATGCTAATACTGAAACATCAGTTGTAACTAATGATAGTTCAAAGAATAGTTTTGTGCTTGATGTATCTTGTGCTGATGCCACATATATTGACTTTGAAGTTGATCTAATGGAAAGTATTGATAATTCTTCATTCCATACAACCCAATCTAATATGGATATGAATTATCCAAAACTTCACGAATTTCTTAAACAAGTAACACCAGCATCACCATATTGGAAATTAAATGTCAGAAATACTGGTGCTTCTACTAAAACATTTACTATTAAATATATTAGTTCTTAATAGGGACTTAAAGGATATATAGGGTTTTTATTACATTTATGATACTTTTATATAGTATTCTTATTAATACTACTTAAAAGTATCATAAAAATTAATTTTTATGATTGTTTTATATGCTTTTATATATATTATATTGTAAATGTAGCATAAAAGAAGACTTAAGGCAATATACCATATAGTGTGCCATATACTAGATAATAGAAATTTAATTATTATCTTAATATTTATATATATAATGTTTGTTGAATTTCTTAAAAGAGTTAAGTGTAAATGGTTTGTGTGCTGTAAATCAAAGTGCAGTTTAAATGATACTGATGGCGATGGAATACCAGATGAAATAGTTATTAGTGATATTAGAATAAAAGATATTATTGAAGAATTAAAATAATATAATAAAATAATTATCTATTCATTTAGTATATATACAATGAGTGAATGGATAGACCACGTCAAGAAGGTTGCGAAAGCAAAGAAGATTTCATACAAAGAAGCAATGTCTGTAGCTAAAGCATCTTATAAACCAAAAGGTAAAAAAGCACCAGCAAAAGATAAAGCAAAAGCAAAGAAACCAACTAAAAAAGAAATGAAAGAAATGGACGAAATGAAGGAAATGAAAGATAAAAAGAAAAAATAAATATCTTATATAAATATAATAATGGATAAAAAAATTATATTAACAATCAAAGAACGAAAAGAAATATTAAAACAGACTGAAATATTTGCTGGTAAAGTAGATGAACTTCCAGTAGATTTAGATCAAAAGAAAAAATACATATTAGACTTTATGCGAGATTTCACAAAAGAATTTATTGATACAAGGAAACCAATTGATTAGAAAACATATTAATAAGTTTTGCTAATTCAGATGGAGTAAATTCCAGATTATCAACCATATCATTAATAGTTTGTATTTTTTGTGATGATGGCATAACATTTAAATCACATACCACAGCATTAAATGGAATATCAGATTTTTCTATTTTAAATGATTTCATATATTCACTTAATCCGTGTTTATCTGGATTATCAACATTAAGATGCAATGTATCTAAATAAACATTGGGGCAGACTTTCAATTTACACAGACCCATTAAAAACACTTTATCAGTCTTTTTAAAATAGGTTCTACACACTTCAAGAAATGCCGTAAGTCCCCTTTTTTTACTATCTTTAATTCTGGGATAGTAAGAACCCTTTTTTACTATTACATCATCTTCTATCAATTTTTTCCAATTAACAACATCTATTAAGATGTTCTTCCACCAATCATCATCTTTATCTTCAAGATTTCTTAAGTAAATAGATTTAGACATTATATATTATAATGTAATATATAATCTTTAAATTTAAAAGAATAAAAAATTAAATAAATCAAATTAATTTATAAATGAGAAAGAATTGAATGATGTGTAAAACTTTTTTCAATATAATGTTTAAATTTTGTATTGTGATTGTTTTGTAAAATTCTATAAATAGTTTGTCTAGATATTCCATATTTTTCAGTAATATCTTTAGTAGTATAATAAAAGGTTTTTTCACCTAATGTATTATCTTCTTCATTCAATTCTTGAACGAAATAATGAAAGAATGATTTATTTTTTGAATTAGAAGGTCGCATTTTACTTTATATAATATAATGTAATATATAATGTTTAAATCAATTTTTTTTTAAATTAATTTAAATTAACTTTATTATTTTCTTTCTTTTCATAGCTACATTTGGAACTAATCTTTTTTTTTCATCATCAATATCATATTTAACTTTTTTTAATTCATTTGTTATATCTTCTCTTTTCATTTTCCAAACACCAACTATTCTATCATCTTTATTTAACTTGGAAACCAATTTTCTTAATTCTGTAAGGTTCATTTATATATAATAGATATTTTAATTCTGTCATCGTTTTGTATAATATGTAATACTAATTTATACACTTTGCTGACAAGATTAAGATTAAGAACCAGTATATTTAACAACTAGATTTTGATCGGTATTCTGTGATTGTGTCATTAGTTGTTGCATTTTAGTAAGCATTTCATTATTTACTTTTTCTCGTAATTTATCTGGATTTTCTCTTATCTTTATTGTTGCTCTTGTTGTTGGTTGAAGACTAGTTGCCAATGTCATATCTGGTTTCCTAATTTGTATAGTTAATTCATTTAATTCTAAATCTTCACCATTATTGATGTCTATCCAATCTTCATAAGGGGAATTATAAGATAAAGCACCATTATCATCATTAACATTAAATACTGATTTTGGCACAACTTTAATAGTTTTTCCAATATTACTGGTTTCACCTTCTTGTGATTTAACATTAGTTAATTCTGGAATACTAATATGAAGTGTATCATCACCAGCTATTTTAATTGGTGCTATATCCGAAGTATAATCAAATGTTGTTCTATTATTTGTTATTACATTTTCACCAAATCCAATTGTTGCACCAAGTGACCCACCAGCAGTATTAGTATCTAGTCTTGGTGGATTAGCATCATTATCATCAATATCTGCTTGTTGTAATCTTCCAAGCAATATCTGACTTGCCATTTGAAGAGCAACACCTAAACCATCACCACTTTCACCACCAAGAGTTAATTCAGTATGTTGTAATTCATTATGGTTAGATTGTCCGTGTTTTGCTAAAGCAACCGATCCATCAAATAAAGTTGGTTTATTTCCAAATGAATTAAATTTACCATCACATTCTAATTCAACAACTTCATTTGTTGGTTGGCATACTGCTTCACCTTTAAATCCAACTGGGTCAATTGGCAATGCTGTAATTGTTAAACTAAATGAACCAACACCATTAGCATCATATGGGTCATAAGTTAATGTTCCAATTATTGTTGCTGTGGCAATTGGTGTATTTCCATCAGCATAAACATCAAATGCCAATACATCATCTGTATGTTGTTTAAATTTATAAGCGTGAATATCATTTGAACCCAAATCAACAAATGGTGTTGTTTCTGCACTTTCTACAATCCATCGCCAGTCATAACCATTAGCACCAGTATATTCTCTAAACTCCATAGTAAAAACATTATCAGCAACTACATTTCCACCAGTTCCAGTATTTCCAGAATTTTCAACAAATGTTTGCAATGTAAATTTTTCATTTGCCAAATCAACACCGGTTATTTTACTTTGATCGCCTTCAATAGAAACAAATGGAAGAAATGGGGCATATTTTACAATAGCACGATTAATTGTTGCTGTGGATTTATTATTAATTGGATTTAGCACCACACCACCAGAACCATCTGGAATTCCACGAGTTGTATATATTAATGAAGTATATGCGACACTATTAATAGTTTGACTATAAATAAGTGGTCGTCCATCAGCACCATTTCCCCCAGTTCCATCAGTAATAGCTACATATGATGCACCACCATCAGTTGATTTAATCATTCTAATGACAAAATCGTGTCCGTTTTGAGTGGTTGCTGATGTTCTGAATATTTCAAATCCAAATAAATGAGTTTCATCAAACATACCAGCAAGATTAGTAGCATTAATAACCCTTCTTTCAATTTGAATTTTTCCATTTGGGGCATCTATACTTGATGACCCTTGTCTTTGTTGTAAATTAGATATAATAATTTCATAAGATCCATTATTTACAATATCAATCAATATATCACCATTTGTGTTTTTAAAACTATTATTAACATTATTATTATTTGCTGATGAAAATGAATGTCTTATTAATCCAATTTTACATTCAGTTGGTCGCATATCTTCAGAAAATGTAGTTCCATCGCCACTAAAACTTAATCCTTTTACCCTAAATATCCCTTCGTGAAGTAAAATGCCTTTATCTAAAATGGCAGTAGCAAAATCAGTTGGTGTAAAACTTGGATTTTTTATTTTAGACACACCAGAAACGGCATTGTCATTAACAATTGTTGCTGTTGTTGTATTACCACTATTAATTAATTTTTCCCATTCACCACCAGTTGTTGTTGCTGGGGTTGTAACATTAGTATAAGTAATAACAAATTTATCTAGTTCTGGTGGATTAGCTAGTGGATTGGCATCAGTAAAAACACATTGCCAATTGTAATTCTCTTGAAGTATTACAGAGTTCATTGCACGAGCAATTTCAAGTGCCAATTCAGTTCCAGTATATCTACCAGAATTTAATGTGGCATATCTATAATCACTATTATTTCTGAAATTAGCAATCATATAAGCAATTACATTATTTTGTGATGTAATACGATAATATCCATCATCACGGAAATGATAGAAATGAGTTAAACATACTTGTGAATTTGGTTTAACCACTATTGGTTGTGGGAAATGATTTTTGAAATTAAAGGGTTGTTGGTCTATTATATCATTATTCGTTTTTGATGCTAAATTTATTAACGACATTTCTTGTATATACTATTAAAATATATTATTTTTTTTATATTTTAATATAATATTAAGAATGTTTAAAGCATTACAAAACAAAGATGAAATTGAAGAAAGTTCTAAAATTGAAAATAACACTTTGAATAAAGTTGATAAAAAGATTGAGAAAGAAATAAAACAAAAAGAGAAACCAATTAATCCAAAAATGATATTTGATAATTTAAAAACTAAAAAACCAATAAGTAATAAAAAATTCAGAAAACCAACACCAGAAGGTGACAATAATAATTCTGTCATTAATCTGTAATTCTATAATTCTGTCAGCGAAATGTATAAATCAGTATATCATATTATACACTTTACTGACAAATCTTTTCAAATAGAGTATCACAATATAATTTGCCCTTTTCAAAGTCTGGTGATTTCCATTCTTTATAAACTCTGTTATTCCATTTTTTATAATATTGAGTATATTCTTTTGATGTTGGATTAATCACTTTAGTTGGTTTTCTACTATCAAGAATTTTTTTAAGATTGTTTAATTTGGATTTATTAAATGCATATTCAACATATCTTTTTTTTGTTTCTTTATCTCTGACTTGTTTATTTGAAATCCAACCCTTACCCAAAATTGATGATGTTGTTTTAAATAAGAATGCCTTTTTCTTTTGTTCGTCTGATAGATCCAATTCACTTATTTTTCCCCTACAATATTTTTTATAATTACCAATCATTTCATCTTCTGTAATTTGTTTGACTTCATCTTTCTTTTCAAGTTGTGGTGTATATCCTAATGTTTCATATACTTGTTGAAGATAAACAATATTCGCATATTTATTATCTGATGACAATTTTTTAAATTCAATATCATCTTCATTAAAAAGCATCTTTGAAGCATAGCTATCTTTTTTCATATAAAAGGCACTAGACATTATATGTTTTTCTGCTTTGCCACTTTCACAAAACAACGATTTATTTTTTCTCAATAAATCAGTATTCTGAATTCTCAATACATCAATATTTAATTGTGAGTTTAATGCTTCACCCACATTGAAATTTTCACTATTAAATTTATTAACTCTCATTTTCTTTATCAATATTGCTTTACTATCTTGTTTTTCAGTTTGTTTTTTAATATTAGAAGTATCAACAAATCCACGATTTGGCAATAACTTTTTAAAATGCACGAATTTGTTTGTATCATATGTATCTTTTTTAATCATTAATTGATGATACAAATCAATAAACATTTCTTCAATATATTCTGTATAATGACCCCTTCCAATTAATATACAACTGGTTTTATGTTTTTGTTTGAATTCTTTAAGAATATCATCAGTTGTTTTATAAGCACATTTATAAAACTCTTTGTTTTCAAAACAATAATATAAATGTTTTATTTTTCGTTCTCTGTTAATCTGTTGAAACATCGCAGTTGGTGAAATTGTCATTCCAGTATAATAACAATAAACTGGTCTTTTGTGTTTTCCTAAATAACCATTACTATCATTTCCATATGTAATTTTTGGTGAATATATCACACAAGGTTCATTTTTCAAATCAATATGTTCTTCACTATCTTTACGAGTATCATCACGAGCAACAACCAATTTAATTTTCTTTGTTGTGTCTTTCTTTATTAATTGTTGATAAATATCAATAGCTTCTCTTTTACTATCACAGCACAAAAAATATGTTTCTTCTTTTGCTAATTTATTTACGAGATGTCCTTTTGAATATATTTCAGTTGCTGGTGTGTCTTTGTTGTGAATATGATTATTTTTAATATAGACAAAACCATTTCTTTTTTGATTAATATATTTAATAAAATTCATTGAAATATCTGAAATATCTGCATCAGCACAAACAATCTTTTTTGCTTTCATAAATATTTCATTAACTAGGAAATCAAACACTTCCATTCTTTTATTATCCATTGTTGTTGTATCCAAACAATATTCAATTAATGAATTAAATTCATCAAGAAAAACAACCCTTTTTGAAATTTCACAATCATCTCCCCAAGTCCAACTTCTTAATTTCATAATACTATCAATACACAAAATCGCCCCTTGATTTGTATTATCTAATCCATATTTATAATAATCAACACCTTTAAAATGTTCTTCATTTTCATCACTATTATAGTCTTCATATTGATCTAATGCCAACGAAATTCTAGAAACAATATTAATGAATTTTTCACCAGATTTTTTCATATATTCCAAAAATGATGAACTCTTTGCTGTTCCAGTATCAGATTGTAAAACAATATGTTTGTGTTTTTCATATTTAAAACCATTTGTATAACCATTAGCTGTTTTTTTACCAGTTAAATAAGGCATATCAATTTCAATATCGTGTTTTGTTTTTCGTTCTGGTAGTGGTTTATATTTTGATAAATCAATGAAATCAAGACAATTTGCTTGTTTCAATAAACATTCAAAATACATACATTCTTCATCTTTGTTTTTTGTTTTGTTCCAATAATATTCATTTTGTTTTTCATCATATGAATTTGAACCATATAGTTTTGAATACTTGCACCACAAATCTTTTCTGTTGATTTGTTTCATACCACTTGTGAAAATCAACCATTTAGTGAAATCAGTAAAATAATTTCTTGGTATTTTTTCAATAATAGTTGTTAATTCATCATCAGTAAGATTATAAGCATATTCATTTGAAATAGTATGACTTTTTCCACTTTTCAATTTAATCTTGTCTTTTTTATTCTTTTTTGAAATTGTAATTTTAGTTTCTTTATCATCAAAAACAAATTCTTTAAGAAATGCTTTCAAATCATCTGGCAATGGTTTAATATCTCTATTCAATTTAACTGAATATGTTTTACCATTAACTTTTGAACCAAATCCAACAATATAACCATTTGTATCTCCACCACGAGTATCTATTTTATATTTATCATTTTGTGCTTGAACCAATCCATCTTCGTGTCTGAATAAAAGATGAATTCCACCATTTGGTGTAGTTTGGGTGAATGTGTCAAAATGTTCTATATAATTTGTGCCAAATTTATCAATAAATAATTTGTGATTTGGATTATTAATTGGATCATATGGGTCTTTACCATCTTTTGAATAAAAATCTAAATCAACTGCAAATACACCACTTGTTTCATTACAAACAATTCCAACATTGTTGTCATTTGTTGATTTAAATGTTTTACTCTGATTATTCTTATCAGTCCAAGAATTTATAGGCAATTTTTTATTTTTCCTTAATTTTATTTTAAGAATATCTTCAATCTTCATTCTATTATTATTATCATTTATTTTTTTAATCATTTCTTTTCTTTCTTCGTGATTATCACTTTTAATTCCATTATCTAGTGCTTCAATTTGTGTTTCCACAAATTCATCTGGTAATAGACATTTGGCACAAGTTGAAATATAAGAACCTTTTCCACAGCAAGAACAAGTAAATGGTTTTTCTGGCATTTTCATTTTAGTCATTGTATTATATAATGTATCATAATTAATCTTTAAACCATTAATTAAACAAACATTTATATGTTTAGTATTTAGAGAATTTTGTTTGTCATCGTTTTGTGTAATACTCATTGTTGATTTATACACTTTGCTGACAGACTTTTTAAAATTCAATTTTTTTTTCATTTTATTATATAATGTATCAATATTTTAATTTTGAAATAAATGTGTAATAAATTTAATTTAAAAATAAAATGTTATATTTATATATACAATGAATAAAATAAAGAAAGCAATTGATGATGCACGAAACATTAAACCCAACTCATTAAGGGCATATACCATTAGTATTAATAAATTACATAATGCTCTATTTAATAAAGATATTGATGAAACTTCAGACAAAGCAAATCCATTAGATTTCTTAAAAGATGAAGATGGTGTATTGAAAGCAATCAAGGATCTAAAAATTAATACACAGAAAAACTATTTATCAGCAGTTATTGTTGCTTTAGATAGTATGAACCCTAAAAGATATGAAACAGAATTAAAAGAATATAGGGAATATTTAGATGACCTTAACAAAGAATATATTAAAGAATTAGAAAAGAATGAAAAAACCAGTAATCAGAAAGAAAATTGGGTTTCATTAAAAGAATTGAAAAAAGTTATGAATTCATATAAAAGGGATTTACAAGACAGAGATGTTTTTAAAAAAGAAAGTCTAACAAAGAAACAAAGAGATATTCTCCAAATGTGGGTAGTAGCTAATCTTTATTTGCACGATGACAATCCACCAATCAGATTAGATTATGGTGGAATGAAAGTTATTGGAATTTCTGAATATAATGATTTAACTAATGATGAAGAAGAAAGTAATAATTATTTAGTAGTAAATAGTAGAACTAAAAAATTTTTTCATTTTGGTGAATTTAAATCTAAAAAAGCACACGGCATTAAAAAAATACCAGTTGGAAAAGTTCTTAATAGTGTTCTAAATATCTGGTTAAGATTTAATGATACTGGTTATTTACTAGTAGATAGTAGAGATAAACCAATGAATTCAAATCAATTATCCAAATATATTAGTAAAGTCTTTGCTCCAACTGGTAAAAAAATAACTGCTAATCAATTAAGGCATATTTATATTTCTGAAAAACACCCAGTTGAAGTTAATGATAGTAAAAAAGAAACTGCTGATAAAATGATGCATTCCGTTTCTACTCAAGAAAAATATAGTAAAAAATAGTTAATAAAACAAAGTTAAACTGAATGTTTTCGTGTTCTGCTAGATACTGGTTTATCGTGAGAACAATCACAACAAACACAATTACAATCTGCTATACATTCACATTCTTTACACCCACAAGTTTCTGGTTTAATAAGAGTTTCTTCTATTCCCATCATATGATTTTTTAATTCTTCCGCAAAAGTGATTGACATTGTTTTGCCTTCCAATCTTCGCATCTTCCTTTTTTCTTCAACTTTTTCAATTAAAGTGAAAATGTCTTTTTGGTAAAAATAGTGACCGAATAAATAAGAATACATTATATATATAATAACTAATATTTTTATTATTATATATATTTTAAAATATGTAATATTGGATTTACCATAACACATTATAGCTATGATAATTTGCTGATGTTGGCAGTTTATATGTCAATTCACCCTTTTTATTTTTAATTCCAGATGCTCTGCTTTTATATAATTTTCTTCTTTCTTTATCTAGATGGTCTTTTGATTTCCATATTCCAGTTTTGTCTTTGTATTGTTGCATTGAACTATCACCGAAATGAATTGTCTTTGTTTTACCATTTTTTAGTTTAACTACAACCATTAACTTTTTATTTTTTTTAGTTGATTTCTCATAATCATATTTACCAACTTTAACCATTATTATATATTAGATAAGATATTTTAATGGTTTTAATAATTTTATTGGAAGATTAACTAATGGTTTTGCTTTTTCATTTCTTTTATAATTGCCACACATTACAATATCCATTTCTTCACCTTTATCTTCCCAGAAATAAACAACTTTTTTATCTTTGTGTTTTTTTGATTTAAATCTGAATAAATAAATAATTCTTTTTGATATTTTGTTTGCTTTTCTTTTGCGACCTTCTAATAATTTATTTTTACCAAAAAAGATTGTTTCATATTGTCCTTTAAAAATATTTCTAGTTTTTAATTCTAGATCTATTTTATTATTTTCAGAACGAAAATCAAATTCATCAAATTTATCTTTTTTGTCAGTGTTCTGTATATCTTCAAATTTTTCCCTTAACTTTTTAATCACTTCATCTTCTGATGCTTTGCCAAATACTATATCTTGTGCTTTTGTCATATTATCTATATAATATATTAAGATAAAAAATTTAGAAAATAAAAATCGCATCTATATATAATAAGATGAATGAATATGAAGATGATTTAACTATTTTGCCAGTAAAACCACGACCAGAAGATAAAAAGATTAAATTTCACCCAACTTTGCCAGATATAAATAAGGGTGCTTGTATGATAGACATTGCTAAACCAAGAAGTGGTAAAACATTAAGATGTGTTAATTATTTACAAAATCCAAATTTCTTTCAAGGTAAATTTGATGCTGTTTATATATATAGTTCAACAATGTCAAATGGTGATGACACTGCTAGATTTTTATATGATGAATTTTCAGATACTATATATTCAGAATATTCTGATAGTCATTTACAATCCATTATTGATTATCAAGATAGTATTCCAAAAGCACAAAGACCAAAAATTGCTTTAATATTTGATGATTTTATTGCTTTTCCAAATATCAATAAGAATTCATTAATGTTTAAAATAGCTACATCATACCGACATCACAATATAGGATTATTATTGTATAATACTCAGATGTTAAAATATGTTCCACCAGTGGTTCGTGCATCAGTAAATTATGTTATTTTATCACAAAATTCTAATCAAAAACAAGTTGAAGCATTAGCAGAAGAATATGGTGGAACTTATGGAATTGATAAATTTAAAGATATATTCGCACAAGCAACTTCACAACCATTTGGTTTCTTATATTTAGATTTGTATGGATTTACTGGAAATGGCAACAAACCAAAAGCATATTCTAATTTTAATAGATTACTATATGAAGCACCGGTAAGTTATAGCAAAAAAATGTTGGGATCTACTGAATATCAACCAACTGAAATAGACCAACAAAGAGAAGATGACTTACAAGGGGACAAATTAAGCGATTGATATAATATTTTTATTTTCTTGTCACGATTTTGTAATTCTGAAATCTGTCAGCGAAGTGTATAATATTATATACTGATTTATACACTTTGCTGACAAACCGCCGATATGATACACTTTAACTATTTATTGTATCACATTTTGGGGGTAGTTGATACACTTTATAGTATTATGAACTAGTTGTTTTTCAAGAAATCATCAAATCACGAAAATCCACTATTACCTTTTACTATATAATGTAATTGACACTTTACTGACAAGATTTTTTGAGATTTTTTAATTGACTTTACACTTTATTATATTTTGTAATAATTTATCTGTTTATCATAAATGTTATAGAATATTTATGAAAAATAAAATATTTAGTAATTATATATCAAGATGCCATTAGGATTTTTACAATTTGATGACGAACCAGAAGGGATTTCAAAGCAGTTAGACGAAGATTTGAGTATTATTAATGGAGATTTACCACCAGCACCAGAAGTTATTAATCCAAACACAACACCATTCATTACAGAACCAAAGCGGAAACCAGCATTCAAACCAGCACAACCAGTAGCTAATATTGAAGAACCAGTGCAACCGAAAGAAGAAGAACAACCCAAAACAAAAACAATTAAATCTAAAAAACCATTATCTGAAAAGCAAAAGGCACATTTAGAAAAGATGAGATTAAAAAGAATTGAAAAGAAAAAATCACAAATTGAAAAGAAAATGGAAAAATCAGATATAGTAACTAAAGTGGAAGCAAAAAGTGATATTCCAGTAATTCAAATTAGTGAAGAAGAATTAATTGAAATGGATAAAAAAGATTTTGAGAAATGGATTAAGAATATGGATAAGTTTGAAAGAATGATGAATGCAATGGAAAAAGAAAAAGAAAGAGAAAATGAAAAATTATTAAAAATACAACAAAAAGAAAAAGAAAAAGAATTAGCATTAGAAAGAAAAATTCGTGAAAAGATTAAAAAGGAAGCAGAAGAACAACAAAATGTTAAATATAATAAACCAACATATAATATATCACCAGCACAACCAATATTACAACAACCTATTAATGATTATGGTGAGTATAGTAATATGTTTGGTTATTAAAAATAAATATAATAATAAATAAAATATCTTTCATTATTATATATAATTATGGCAGACTATGGAAATGAAACTTCTAGAATATCTGATTTAATTCGTCAATACCGAGATGAACCATTACAAGATATTGGTGATGTTGCTGAAGAAGAGAAATCACAAGATCAATCCAAAAGGGCAACTGATTTATCTGAATATATGGATAAATACAAAACCAAGATGGAAGAAGGCGGTGAAGAGATTGGTGGTGGTGTGTTACTTGAAGGTGGTAGAAAGATTTATGGAAGAGCAAGAACACTTTATAAGAAATATAAAGAAGCAACAAGAAACAATCAAACAAAGAAAGAATTTAAACCAAAAGATAAAAAAAGTGATCCACAAGCAGAGAATGAAGAACCGGCAGAAAATCCAGATGGTTTTACAGAAGATACAGCACCACCAGAAGTCGGTGATGCTGAAAGGACATTTTCAGAACCCACAAAATTTGAACCAATTAAAGAAGAAGAAGAAGGTGAAGAAGAAACTGACCCAGACCCAACAGAAGATTTTAAATTTAAAGCAAATTCTGGAGATGCTGAACCAACCACTGGCGGTTCTGATGCCCTTCCAAAAGGATTTGAAGAAGATGAAATGCCAAAAATGGTAGATGATGATTTTATTCCAACTAATAAATCTACTTTAGAAGACATACCAGAAGAAGAAGAACCAGATGAACCAAAACCAAGCAGTGAAGCAGATGATAGTGGTGGTGGTGAGATTGGTGAAGATGCGACTGACAGCACACGAGTATTTGGTGAAGGAACAAGCAGTGGAAGAGTTGTTGGAAATCCAGATAGAGATGCTGGTGCTGATGCTGATGCTGGTGGTAGTGGCGGTGGTAGTGCTGGTGGTGATATTGGTGGTGATGTAGCAGAACCAGAAGGATATGCACCAGAATTATTTGGTGCTGGTGGGGGTTCAGAAGCAGATAGTATAGCTAGTAGAGTTGGTGGTTCTATTCTTGATGCTTTTAAAAATCGTGGTGCTGGTATATTTCAGAAATATCAAGATGCTAAAAACTTTATTCAAAGGGGTGCTAGTGAATTGGGTGGTGATGGTGCTTCTGCTGGAACTACTGCTGGTGGAGAAGCGATTGGTGAAACTGCTGGTGCTATTGGTGGTGAAGCAATTGGTGGAGCAGTTGCTGGTGGAGTTGCCGAAACAGTGGTCGGAGCAATTCCAGTTCTTGGAGAAATTGCTTTAGTTGGTGTGGGACTTGTCAAATTTGGTGAAGCAATTTATCATTTATTTCACCCAAAACACGATAAAGCAAAAGTAATTAATGCACCACAAAATATAGCTATGCCGACTGCTTCACAACAATTAACTAGTAAATACGCACAAGCAATGCCAAGTATTGATACAGCAAGTGATGTTTCTGCTTCAGTAATGTCTTTTTAATAAAAAATTGAATTTAATTTTTTGTTTTTAATTTAAAAAATCTTTCACTATATTATATAATGACTATTACACCAAATAATGAAATGAATAATGAAATGTCTGAAGGAATGTATTTAGATGCTATGAACCAATTAAAAGAAATAAATGATAAACGAGAAAAAGAAAGTATTAAACAAAGAGAAGAATTAATGGATTTACGAAAAGAATTAATTTCAGCATATGGAATTGTTAGATTAATAGATATGATGTATCAAGATGCTGGAGAACCAATAAATGAAATCAGTATTTTGATTGAAACATTAAGAGAATATTTAAGTCAATTTGTTGAAGCAAAAATAATTTGCGAAGTTAGAGTAATTGAAGATTAAAATGATACATTATATAAAATCTTTTGTATTTTGTATTAAAATAAAATATTAAAAAAAAAATCTAATTAGTATTATATAAAATGTTTAAAGCAAATGCCCCAAATCAATATGTGCCGAGCAAATCGGTTGCCATTAAACCAGAAGTTGTTTCTGATGTAGGACAAAACGAACAAATCAGAATTCAAGTGCCATCTTTTGTTGGTTTCATTGACCCAAATCAAACTTATTTAAAATTTACTTTGACCCACAATAATGTTAAGGGTCAATTAGTTCCAGATCCAGATGCTGGTGGCGGTCACGCAATTTTCCGTAATATATTATATAGAGATGGTAATAATCAAACAACTATTGAATTGAATGAAGATTATAATGCAAATATGTGTCTTTTAAAAAGTTTTACTGAAACACCAAGTGTTATTCACAAACGAGAATTATTTAATGGAGTTCAGAATACTATAGGAAATACACACAAACAAAAGACTTTGTATTACGCACAACACAATGACCCAGTAGCTGGTTCTACTGCCAATGACCCAGATGAAACACCAAGAAGTGCTAATAATCCAACAATTCTTCTTCCATTAAATTCTGGTATTTGGAAACAAGGCAATGTTCTTCCGGTATCTGCTATGAATGGTTTAAGAATTGTTATTGATACTGAAGATATATTGCGAAGTCACCGATATGTTGATTTACGAGCAGAAGAAACAAATAGACTTGTTCTTAATCATCACATTCAACTTACTGGTGGAACTAAATCAACTGGTGATGAATTACGAAATGCTGGAGCAAATCCATTTAATGCACCAACTAATTGTGCTATGGCAAATAATCCACTTGAAGTTGGTGACCGAATTTATATTGCCGATGCTACTACTGGAGCAAATGAAGAAGTTCTTGGTGATATTGTGGGATTTAGTGAAGATGCTGGAAATATGGTTATATCTTATGTTCCAGATAGAAATAATGATGTTGGTTTGGCACACGATCATATTAATGGTTCTACTATATATTACAAAGTTGCTGACCGACAAGTTGGACGAGCAGTATATAAACCAACTGATAATGCTGGTAATGTAAAAACTGGTGTGGTTTTAGCACCAACATACACACTTTCTAATATTGAACTTATCGTTCAGTCAGTTCAACCACCAGCACAATATGTTGAAGGAATGCTTAAGGCATCTGGTAGTGAAAAAGGTGTTAGTATGGATTTTTTGACTTATGAGTTACACCGATTTAATCAAGCAAATAAACTTGGTTTAACACAAATTCAAATTCCAACACTTATGAAAAGAGCAAAATCATTATTTTCACAACCACTTCCAACTTCTTCAGCACTAGCTCGTGGTTTCGGTCATTCTAGTTTAACTGGTTTAGTAGATAATGCCAAAAATTATGAATGGGTTTGGGGTAATCAACATTATCCATCTAGACTTGTTCCATTAGCAAGATATTCACAAGCAATTGCTGGTGGTGAATTTCGTAATGAAGCATTACACACATCTGAACTTCAGAAAGCAATTGTTAATGTAAATGAACCAGTTAGAAATCTTCAACAAATCGCAAAACACTTTAGTATTCCACGAGCATTAACCAAATACGGACAAGTTATGGATTTATCAACACAAACACTTTCATTAAGAGTTGATTATAATGCTGGTGCAACTGAAGATAAACTATTTAATAATTATATCTATGGATTAAAAAGACTTACAATTAATAAAGATGGTGTCAGCATTATGTAATAATCAGTATATTAATTTATACACTTTGCTGACAGAATATTATTTTCTATTTTTTATCTATTTTTCAATAAAATATTTTAATTAATTATTAAAAAAAATGAATAATTAAAATATCTATATACAATATATATAATATGAGTTCGCCAAATATCGTCAATGTGGAAAAATTTGAAATTTTACCAAGTAATCAACCAGCAAACAATACTTATTCTTTTCGTGGTTCTAATCCAATTATAGAAATCACTATTCCAGCACAAGCAAAATATCTACGACCAAGTTCTGTCAGAATTAATGGAACATTAAGACTTAATGATAGTGCTGGTGCTTTAGTGAATAATCACCAACTTAAAACTGGTGGAGCAGTGGCAGTAAAACTTAATAGTCGTGTTGGAGTTCATTCGTGCTTTCAAAATGTTGTTCTTTCTTCCGAAGCAACTAATCAGTCACTTGAAGCAGTTAGACAATATGGACGACTTGTTTCAACTCTTTTGTCATCAACACATTCAGACCAAGATTTTATGGGTGAAAAATCAAATGTTGCTGTTATGAATGGATTAAATAATGCATCAAGCAATCTTATAAACAATGAAATTCGGTTTA